CCGATGGCCACGACGCCGGCAGTGTGCTTGATGGACGTCGCCACCTTGTCCCAGTTCGACCCGGTGGCAAGCTCTGCGTCGGTCGGGCTCTTGCCGCCGTTCGTCTCGTCCCAGGTGTAGCCGAGGAGCTTGAGGCCGAAGGTGTAGTCGGCCTGGAACGTGGTTTCGATGCGGTCCTTTCCGTTGGTGGTCTGGATGTTGGTGATGAGATCGCCGCCATCAAAAACCATGGCCGCGGAGTCCACGAGGCCAAGCACGTACTGCTTGTTCGGCGTTCCTGCGACGTACAGGGATGGCGCGTCAGTGACGACGATGGCCTTTCCAAGCACGTCGATGACGTTGACGTTGGTCGCCTGAAACAGATTCTGGGCGTTCGTCAGGTTCAGGCCGATCATCTTGTGGAAGACCTGGCCGGTCATCACGTTGGCGATGATGGCGCCGGAGTGATCGCCGAACTTGGCGTGGGCGTCGTTGATCGCGTTGTAGGTGAGGCCGGCAGTCGCGCTCACGTCGTTCGTGGCGGTCGCCTGATTGCTGATCGCCGCGACCAGGGAGGCGATGGCAGTGTAAAGCTGGTCCTTCATCAGCGCTTCGGCGAAGTTGCGCGAAATGACTTCGACAGCCTGCGCTGTCGGCTTCTGCAGCCAAGTCATCTGCCCGGGCTCGAACAGGATCGGACCAAAACCGCCGGCCACCTTGACGCCGGAATCCTTGGTCTGTGCCAGGGCCGTAGCGGAGGCGGTCCCGTTCGACGCGTATCGGTCAACCCGGCGCTGTGCGGCGTGGAGCGAGGCGAAGAACGAGGACTGCAGGAAGTCACCCTCGAAGCCTTCGGTGGTCAGCCGGATCGCGCCGTTACTGGCGGCGTTGAACTTTTCCACCATGTAGGCGAGCGTTTCAATGATCGCCTGCATGTAATACTTGTTGAAAACCTGCATGTTGGAGAGAGACATTACTTACTCCTTCCCGAGATCGGGAAATTTGCTTGCGAAATATGCGGCACGCTCTTCTTTCGTTCCGCCTGGATTTCCTGTGACAGTTCCGCCTCCACCCCCTCCCGGGCCAGCACCGCCGCCACCAGGCACTTTCGCGCGCAGGATGGCATCCTTGTGCTGGTATCCGTCGATCAGGATGGAGAGCGCCTCCTCGAAGCCTGCAATTTCGCCGGGCTTCTCGCGGCTGAAAATCTTCTCGCCTTTGGAGTCGTAGGGGGTGAGTTTGCCGTCTTCGACCTTGAAGTTACGGCCAAACTGCGCCTGGACCATGTCCGCGGGGATGACGAGCTTTTCCGAGATGAACTTCGAGCGCGCAAAGCTCCCGCCGATCACCTCACCATTCAGGGCCTGCTCAAGCGCTGTCGCCTTTTCAACGACGGGCTTGTACTTCTCCTCGACGGCCTTGATCGCCTCAGCCTTGACCTTCTCGGCCTCGCCTGCGTCAATCAGCTTTTTCGCGTCGATGTTGGCGACGGTGGAAAGCGCCTTGCGTGCCTCGGCTGCGTCCAGGCCCTCGAAGACCTTCAAGGCCTCTTGGGCTTCGCGCAGTTCGCGGCGGCGCGTTGCCGACTCGCTATTGAGTTCGGTGATCTTGCCGACCAGCGAATCGCCATCAAGCGATGTTTCCTTTCCGTCGGGGTAGACAAACACGGGGTTTCCGCCTTCGACCACCAGGTTGCCCTTGTCATCCTTTTTCCACGGCATCTTGACTCCTCGCCCGTCTCGGGCCCTGCGTGCGGCATCACGCCGCTTTGCTCATGTTCGGGCATCGCGCCCACTCGAAAAATATGCATTCAGAATCACCCGTGGAGGGGAAATGGCAAGTGATTGCGGGGGTAAATGTGGTATCTGGGAGAATTCAAAAAAAATTTGGGAAATGTTGAAATAATTGTTGACGCGCACACATTGTGTGCCTATATATGAATCAACAAGGACGACAAACCACCACCCATCAGGAGGACACCATGGGATACTTCCGCGAAACACAGACAACTTACATGGGCAAGCGTGCATCTTATTACATCAATCGCGCTACTGTCGCGCTTTCTGAAGCCGACATCCCGGAGGCATTTTACGGCAACGACATCATCCTGACTCTGACGCCAGACAACTGTTTAGTGCTCACGGGCGCAGGCGGAACGCTGGCAGTGTTGGACGCTCTGTCTGCCGGTTCGGTCTGCAAAATGAAGGAGATGCTGGCAGAGGGGCGGAGACGGATCGTCCATGACTAGCCCCACCCCCGTCGCGGCTTTCGAGAGGGCCTCGGCCCTCGACCAAACCCACGACAACACTTTGGAGGATGAAATGGAAATATCGCTAATTAAAGAGTGCGTAGAGAATCTACCTGAAGGATACATAATAACTTCAGCGCAGAGCGACAGCGTTGTGATGAAAACACATCATGGATATATTGTTAAATTCGAAATTAGACACCACGTAGATTTTAAAAGGCTTTATGTGACAGTAAAAGGCAACGGTAAATATTCCGAGCCAGTTAGCTTCGCGAAACCAGAAAGAGATATGCAAAAATATATTCAAAGGGCATTTGAAGGAGCTAACGACACAATGTTTGAAATTGAACGGAGCGCCAAACGTGTATAGATACGAAATACAAGAACGAGTCAGCGCTTGTTCTCCACGAGGAGCAGGCGCAGAGCGCAAAGGTGGAAGAAATTGCGGAACATTTGTCCATGAAATTTGGAAGCAACGCGCAGTGACTAACGACGCTGTGTTGGCGCGAAAGATGCTGTCGAATCTCGGCCAAAATTACCGCTGCCTCGACAACGATACTGACGAGGTGACTTATGCCTAGCCCCTCCGACATTCGCGCCTCCCGACTCTCCCTCGGCCTGACTCAAGCGCAGGCAGGGGCGATCATCGGGGCATCACGCAGGACGTGGCAGTCCTGGGAGATAGGAGCGCGGGTGATGCCGAGTGCGAAATGGGAATTGTGGAAGATCAAGACTGCGTCAGTTCTTCAAGCGTCCGAGTCCGCCCCTTCGCGTCCACCAAGTCCACGAATCTGATTTTCCCGGACTCCAGCAGGGATAGGCGCCCGGGCCCGACAGCGTTCAGCTTGAAGGCCCTGGACTGCTTTTCGAACCACGACGCATAGTCGCCCTCGTGCCGGCCGACCTCGAAGATCGTCCGCTTGCCTCCTGCGTCCACGTTCTCCTCTGGCCGCATGGTGTGCGGACGGATGCGCTCAAGCACTTCGCCTTCCTTGGCGCCAAGCTCCTGCCATGACTTCGTCCATGGCCTTGCTATGCAGCGGCACCGCGGATGAAGCGGGATGTCTGGCCCCTCTCCGAGCTTGAACTTCTGGCCGTCCAGGGCAGAGCAGCGGATGCACGTCCCGCGACCCGTGCCCATGTACCCGGGCTCAAGCACCGCGCTCCAGATCCACCCGTTCATGATGCCTGCGTTGGCCTGATAGGTTGCCATCTGCGCGGCCACGGATGCGGTCTGCACGTAGGTTCGGGCGATGGTGATTGCCTCGGCCTTGAGGTCAACGAGGCCTTGGTTGAGCAGCCCGCGAACGATCTTCGGGTATGACTGCCCCTGCAGGGCTCCGGACGCCAATGACGTGCGTATCTGGTCGCTCACGGCGCGGCCCCATGCCGCATCGACCCACTCAGGGAGCGACACGCCACCGCCGACAGGACCGGCCACGAACTGACGGAATTGATTTGCGGAGAGGGCAACGGTTTCGATGCCGGGGATTGAGCCGCCGGCAGAAAGTATGTCTGCGTGCACCACTGCGGAGCGCACGGCGACCTCTGAGGCCATTGCGGATACTTGCTCACCCATCTGGGCGCGCAGGCCGACGGAGAGCGTTTCGAGTTCGGCGATGAGCGCGTCGGCGCGGTCAAGGCTGATGCGCTTGGCCGCGACCTGGCCCCAGATGTCATCCATGGATGCGGTCACGATCCCAAGCATCCCGGCAATAGCTGCGTCCTCGTACCGGTCAAGCTGGTAGCGCCACCGGACGTTCCTGATCAGCCAATACAGCTCAAGGAGTGCTTGTGTTTTATCTGACATCGTGGCACGCTCGCAGGATGGTTATCGACCTCAACCACCCCAGAGTCAGGATGCACATTGAGGAAGCCAAGGCGCGTTTCCGCAATGAGGTCACGCCCCTTGACCAGCCCCGCCAAGCATCTGAGCAGCCAGCGCTTGCGCAGATCCTGCGACAGGTTGCGAGCGAAGCTGCTCCTCAATCAGAGTCTTCGCCTCGGCCCAATCCGCAGAATCAGGAATGAGCCCGCGGCGCTTGAACTCGTCAAACACCATGGACTTTGGCAAAATGCCCTGCTGCTCGGCAGACAGGAGCGTCTGTGCGTCAACGTCAGAGAGCGCCAGGCTGTAGTCCACATTCACGCCAAGCGACGGATTTGCGGCATCGAGCCATGAGGCGACGATGGCCAGGGCCTCTTCCAGTTTGTCCCGGAAAAGCTGTGCCCACTTCTTAAGCACGCAGTCAGATTCGCTCGCATCCCGCGCTACCTCTGTAGCCGTGGTGCGTCCTGAGTTTGGAGCGAGCAGGCGCAGGCCATAGAGACTCATCTGGGCTTCTATGTCGCGCAAGTCGTCCTTCGACGCGGTAACGCTCCCGGATTCGGCAACTGCGACTGCCTTCATATCTGCGGAGGGATCTGTGGCGTGCAGGAGTTGCCCAGGCCCCGCTGGGATAACCGCGTTTTGATCTGACGAGAGGCACTTCGCGAACAGCAGCGGCCTGCGGACCCAGTCCATGAGATTGCGGTGGCCCGACGATGACTGCCAATGCATTTGGCACAACTCGGCTAGGCCATTAAGCGCAGGCGTTGCCGTCTGCCTATCACCAGGCTCGCCAGGTGCGAAGCGGATTGCAGGGATGAAATCAAGGCCTGTTGTCCCGAAGTCGATCTTCACCCAAGACTTTTTCTTTGTCTTTTCGTCTTCCTGATGCTCCCACAGTTCCCACGCCCCGGGCTTCAGTACTCGGATGCGCTGAATGTCCTCGCTTTCAAATTCGTTCTTCTGACGCTTCGCGGCCTCGTAGTAGCGTAGATGGGCAAGCCGCGGCTTTCCGTTCACCACCTCTTCCCACGCGTCAATGACGTGCTTCGACTCGATGAGCACGAGATACGGCGCCCACCCGTTCGCCTTCATTGCGGCCTGCGTGACCGGCTCGAAGGAGCCCGTTTTCTCGTTCAGATACTCATCGCCGGCAGGGCCCTGGCGCTTCTTCACGCGCGGGTACTCGGCCAGCATGTAGCAGAGGCCGGAGTTGACACCGGAGCGAAAGGCCTTTTCTCCGAACACGGAAAGGTTCGAGCCTGCGCCGTCCACCGACTTGTCGGCCCACTCCGCAATCTTCGCGTCCACGTCCTCGCCAAGTTGGATGTTCTTGCTGAACACCTGGCCGACGAGAAAGTTCAGGGTGCGGCGGTAGGCGTCGTAAAGGAAGGTCTGGCTCAGTCGGTATTCGTAGCCGTCCTGACTCTCGGCCTCGCCCTTCGGCAGATATGTCGTGCCGGCCGCGCGCATGGCCTTTGTGCCGCCGATCAGCGCCCAGGGAAGGGCAATATCGTCCTGGTGCGCCGCCCATGCGGTTGATCGCTTGTCAATGCTCATGCTTTCCGCCTCCGATGGCGACAGTTCCGTTTTTCCTGGCACATGATGGCGCCGACCCGTTGCGGGGAGTACATCAGCTTGCGTTGCATCCTCTTTCGTCGTCGGTGCATGTGCCTCCTAAAGGTGGGACGGGAACTTTTTTAAGGCTCCCGCCCCGTTGTCTGGTTTTCCGCCCTGCAAAGGGAGATTTTGGCGCGGGCTACATTTCGCCACTTGTGCCGCCGCAGTCAGAGCCGAAGCTATGCGGGCTTACGCCGTCAGTAGTAGCCGATCTGGCCCAAGTCGTGGTCACGCCGAAAATTTTGCCCCGCGCCCGGTATTTGTGTTGGATCACCTCCGCACGGGCGCAGGGGCTGACGTTCGTCAACGCCGAAAATTACTTGTCAGGCCACGTATTCCCGATCATCGCCACGAGGCCGGTCACGATGACGCCGATGTTCTGGGTCTGCTGGCCCGTCTGCCAACAGAAGGTGAACTCAGCCATTGCGAGAATCCCGAGCACAACGATTGCGATGTTCTTTTCGTTCAGCATACCGCATCCCCTCCCATCCCAATGGCCTCAAGCGTCGCCACGTCCAACACATTGGTCATCGCCACGGCGTCCACGTATTTGTACGCACGGCGCAGACGCAGCCACTTGAGCGGGGCGAAGGTGGTCTTCTGCTGGATTAACGAGATGAGGTTGGCCCCGAAAATCGCGTCGGCGTAGTTCTCCTCTTCCCGCGTGTCAGCCATCTGGTACATGATGTCGTGGACGTTGCAGGCCGGGCTGATGTCGAGGCCCCAGATGGTGTCAGGGATAAGCCGACCTTCCAGCCCTTCGCGCCCACATCCATTCGTCCGTGCGTAAATCTGCTCCATGGTCAGGCGCGTCATGTGCAGCGGGCAGAGGAGCTTGCAGCCCCATGCGCCGAAATAGTGGTGGCAAATTGGGGCGCTCATCTCGCAGCCCCCACCAACGCGCCAATCGCATCCAAGATCTTGGCCTCACTCGCCTGCTTCTCCAGCACCACGCGGATGACGCCCAACGAATCACGCTCAAACCGCAGGCCCTGGACCGACTGATCACCCCAGCGCGTATAGTGCGCGGTGTAGCCGTCGGGCGTGGTCATGCTGATTGTGGCGCATCCTGGCATGATGCAGCTCGCAATGAGTAGGAGCCCGGAACAGACGCCGATGAGCCACGGCCACGCGGCCTTGAAGGCGTCACGCAGGACGTTATCGACGCCGGGAAATTCGCTCATGTTTTTCATCTCATCCCTCCAGCAGCATCGCCGCGACTCGTTTCGCACGCTCTGGGCTGTCTTCACGCGCCCACTTACTGTCCAGTGCCTCTTTGTGCGCCTCGTCCCACCGCCCCGCGTAGATGGCGTTGACCATGCGTGTGAACTTCAGCACGCCGCCTGTGCCCATCTGGAACACCATGTTGGCTATCGCACGTTGACGTGGTTCGCTGAACCCGTTGAACCGCGAGCGCCCGAAGATGTACTCGCACCCGCGAATGGCAAGGTGGATGTCCTGACGCAGCGCCTTGAAAATTTGTTCCGACGTCCACCCGGCTTCAGCGTCCTTCATCTCGTGTGGCATGAGCTTGTGGCCGACGCCGATTGTGCGGTGGCCGCGCGTGCAGTTGTAGGGGTGTGTGCGCCATCCCTCGTCCCGGATGAGGTCACGCTCTAGACGATAGAGGAGGTCTTCAGTCACTTCCCACTCCTGTCGTTCAAAATCCGCTCTTTCTCGGCCTCGGGAATGTTGCTGTAGAGCACCAAACTGCGGAGCATCCGCATGACAAGTTCGATGTCGCGCGACTGCCTGTCCTTGTTCTCGCGGACCGTTTGGCGTAGCTCTTCCATGGCCTTGGCTCTCTCGGCGTCGCAATCGACCCTGCACTTTTCGCACGCCGTCACCGTCTGTTTCCCGCGCCCGCCGAGCCAATAGCCGACTGCCGCGACGATGAGCGCCCCGAGTATCCCGGCCAAGGTTTGAGCTACCGCAACTGCATCCATCACCACCTCACACGCCCGTCAGTTCGCCACGGGCCTTGGCAAAATCTTGCGCCTGTCCATTGAACCATTCTGCCAAATCCGGCAAAAAAGCCTCGTCCTCGGGCAGCACTTTGCCGCCGTTGAGCAGCGCGGCGATCATGCGCGTCCGGCGCTGCGTGAGTTGCGGAGCCCAGCCCTTTGCCCATCGGTCGATATCGAGCATTACGACACCCTCCACACGCGCAGGATCACCGCCGCGTTGCCGTTCTGGGCAAGCGTCACGTCAGAGAATTCACCGTCGAAGGCTACAGGGTCGCCGTAAACCACAGCTGGCTCCCCATCGCTTGGCTCAAATTTTTGCTCAAATTGGGCAAGGTCGCCCTCCCAACTTGGGGTAAATTGGGCGTCCATTACTCTATGTCCTCAACAGTCAGCCGCCCGCCAAACACAAGGCTATCTTTGTAGTCCGCATCGTCCAGCTTATAGAGCAACAGGAAACCCGTACCGTTTACGTCTAGGGTCGTTGTGGCGTTGAGGTCGAGCGTCAGGTGGCCCGTCGAGTTCGTCGTGGCGTTCTGGTCTTCAAAATCAGGCGCTCCGCTCGGGATGATCGCGTCCCACCAGAGCGCAGTGATATTGCTCAAGTCGGCGCGCGGTGTCGTGCCGCCGTACAGGCGCAGGATGATGCCCTTGGTCACTGGGTCGACAGGCGGTCCTGTTTCAATATATTCAAACGCTCCTATATCTGGAGATGCATCGCGTTCCGAACCAACATAGTCATCATCAGGGGCGTACGTCGTCTCCCCATGTTCGATTCCGTCGCCACCAGCAGCGATGGAATAGTCGTCAGGTGTTGTTCCACCTTGGTTGCTAAAATTCGGGTTTCCTGTGCGCGAGTTTGCAGGGGAGAATCCAGTTGACGGAGACGTAAACAGTTCTAAATAATTGATTATGCAATTGTATGTCAG